AAATTCTTCTTATGAGTACGACTACCTGTACGCGAAAAAAGCTTACGCGACTTCCGCTTATTCATCTTACGCCGATACGACATCTCAATCTCCTTAAAAAACGAACAAGTCTGCAGAGGAAACCTCCGCACCTCCCAGACTAACACAAAGGTGTCAGTCCGCACAGTTACATCAAGTAGGGGACTGTGCGAGCCGCGATCGCGGCTCCAGGAAGGGGGGACCCAAGGGTCCCCCCTCGACGAGCTCACAGAAGCTCTAACTGCCTCCGCAGAACATCAAGCTGCGCAACCGTATCATTGAGAGTCTGGCGCTGACGCTTCTCACGCATCTCAAGATTACGCAGCAAACTACGAAGCTGCGATGCAGCTTCAAAATCCCGCTCAGCGGGCTTATTCGGTGTAGCCATGACCTTCTCCTTATCTATCGAATGAAGCTACACCATAACACAACGCGAAACACGCGTAAACAACAATCTCACGATATGAAACACTTAATCACCCTCAGTCGGCTTCGCCTCCTTCGGGACATCCACCGGCTTCGCCGGCTTATCAACCGCCTTCGGCGGAACATCATCCTCCTTCGGAGGAATTAAACCAAGCTCCCGCGCTTCCTCTATATTCTTATCGTCATGCGCGAACGCAACAAACGCCTCCGGCGACGCGAAACGCTTCTTCAACGAACTAGGCAAGCTCTCCCACATCGACTTACCACGCGCCACAATATCCATCGCGGTCTTAAAATCGACCGCGTGCGCAACACCATACTCGCCGCCATACCGCCTCGCATGCTCAATAATCCCGGTCTTTTGAAACTTCTTCAAAATATTCCGGATATCACACTCATCCTTAAACGACTGCTTAGTCCGAGAAACTTCATCCTCCGGCATATCCAACGTCACACGCAAACGCTCACTATACGCTGACCTAATCATCACGACCTCGCTTTATACGAATCTCAAGCGGACCCTTCCGCTTACCAAAACGAGCGGCACGGTCTTTCCGACCCTGACCACTATACCAATCACGCACCGCGTTATTAAACTCAGCAACTTCCCGCTGAATCGACTTACCACTATTACTTAACGCCTCAAAAATCTGGCCCGGATGCTTCTTAAACTCTTGCCACAAATTACTATAATCAATCCGCTCCGGTCCCAAACGACTACGAATACCACGCACCAAATCACTCGGGACATCACTAATAGTACCCGTATTCTCTAAAATATTCGTCCGCGCACGTATCTCCGAATTCTGCGCTTTCAAATTCTGAACCTTCTCATACGCTTCCATCATCTGCAGAGCCGTAACCGCCGTCGTCTCCAACGGCTTATTCGGATTCTGCATAACCGCCGATTGACCCGGCGGCGTACTCGCACCACGACCTCCCGTCGCACTCAAAATAGGATTCAAACCAGCCGCACGCAAATCCGCAACTTCACGTTGATGCGCACTGCTACTCATACGCTCCTGAAACGCCATTTGCTCACGCGCAATCGCCAGATTCATAGCATTCGCATGCTGCTGACCACTACGCGAAAACAAACTACCAGCAAGAGAAGCGCCACCGGCAATCGCAGCCGGAACCCACGGCAACATCAGAAATGATCCACAAAACCGGGCACACCATACAACGGCATAGGCCGCGCACAACGCATCCGAAAATACGAATCGAATAAAAAGTCAGGCTCTGTAACAACCGCCTTAATGCGAGACATCGGCGGAGTCTCGCGAATAAACGTACTACCTAAAACCGGCAAACCAGAAAACTCCTGCGCCAAATGCCACGAGTCCAACGAACCCGCAACCGACGAATTAAAAATATCCGTAATCCGCGACTGCTTATAACGATACTCCGCAAAACGCTCTTGATAACCAAAAACGTCATCGTCATTAACATTATTCTGATAAAAAATCTCCTTATTCAGCACCGCCTGCTCACCGATATGCGCCAAAGCCGGCCAATAATAATCAAAACGAGTCTCCCGACTCCACATACGGTCAATGCCCTGCTGATAATTCAAATCCGCACGGACATTCACCAAACCGATCAACACACAATGCTCCGTAAACGACTTGGTAAAACCATGATTAAACAAACTCGACGTCCCAAACGCCGCCAAATTACCTTGCGGCGTCTCCGCATCCGTGCTACTCGTCTGCGGAACCGGCGAAATATTCACCGGTGAACGGCCACCGCCTAAATACTCAGGACGCTGCAACCGCGCATCGGGCGACGTCACGCCGAAATGCGCCTTAATCACCTCGGTATAACGAGTACCCCCGCGCGCATCGCGCTCTAACAACTTCTGCACCTGAAACGCCTGCCGCAACTGATTAATCGTCGCCGCTGTCGCACCCGACAAATCAGCAATAAGATCAGGATCATTCCATACAGCCGTGTCCAAATTCTGCGACGTAGACGCATTCTCCCAAGTCGCACTAGCATCAAGATTACCTTCAAGCTGACCAAAATCCTCAGCACCAACAAGCGCCTGAAACGTCGGACCCGTACCGACATTCGCAATCACCGGTGCCACAGTACCAAGGGGCAAATCCACCGATTCACCCTTCTGCGGAAACGGCAAACACGACGTAAAATAGTCGTACCGCTTACCACGACGTTGCATCAAATAATCGCCCGGATTATCCGGACCGTCATCCACAGCAACCGTCGTTGACGACGACAAATTCTCATCACGAAACCAATCATTAAAAATCAAATTCATTGCCCGAAACGGCAACGCACTAACCGACATAGCACTACCATACGGCAAACCAAAATAGCCCGCCATAACGTTAACATTCTCAGTCGGCCCCGGAACAGGACTCGACTTCGACGGCGTAACCGTCACTTGCGGAATAGTAAAATCCGTCGAATCACCCGGATTATCCTGCGACCCGCAAAACTTCTCCCAATTCTCCCACAACAAACGATGGGGAACCGCAAAGAAAAACGTCTCCATAAAAATATTGTCCATCACCGGAAAAATCGGCGTAGCCAACCGCGCGAAACCAGTCATCGACAAATTAAAGGTATCGCCCGGCAACGCCTCATCAACAAAGATCGGAACCAAAAAACCCGCATTAAGCGTGGTCTTATAACCATGCGACCGATCAAACGAACTCCGAGGAATGTCCGCACGCGGAACCTCCGAAAACTGATGTTTCATAACGCTACGCATTGCTCACATCCTCCAACACAACATTCTCAACAACATGACGAAGAAAAATCAAACCATTACCCAAAGTCCGGGCCTTACCACCGGTAATAACACCCGTACCATCATCAAAACCTCCAAGACAGAAAAGCGTATAATCCGAAGGATGCTTACCAAACGCATGATCCGAATCATTAACGCAATCACTAAACACACGCATCGCCATTTCCTCGCGATGCATCACGAACGGCGGCAAATAAGCCATCGCCTTCTCGTCAAAAACACTGAAAATACTATGCTTCATTCTCGTACCCTCGCTTCAGCATCTTACACTGCGCAAGCTTCACACGCTCACGCGCCAACAAACGCGGCGGAATATTATCCGCCGCCATCCGCTCAGCGGCCTCAAGCCGCTTCGCCTTCAACAACACATAACCATCTAAATCCGCCTCGCGATACAAACCCTCATAGTAACGAGGCGGCTTCACTGGACGACCACTAATGATACACTCGTCCCACGGAAACACGTCACCACTATACTTCTCATACCAAGAACGACCGATCCCCGGTCGCCGAGACATAGTAGTATACTCCGGCGCCATAACTACACCATCCGGCGAAACATAATGATCGAAACGGGCATCGCCCGTAACCTTCTTAACACAATACCGAGCAACATACGCGGCCGACTCAAAAGTAACAGCACCAACACTACAAAAACCATGACCCCAGCACTTCTCAAGAATCGCAGATCTATATAAAAAACCACTAGCCAACTCTCGAATAGCTTCCTTATCAGGAAAATCCAAATTAAACAAACACGCATGATAATGCGGCCGCGATAACTGCTCGCCATACTCACCACAGTGAAAATACCTAATAAAACGGCCACGGAATCGCTTCCGCAGCCGCTTCATAAACTTCTGAAAATGCGCCTTATCTAACGAACCGTCGACCGGCAAATGATCATCGTCATACGTCAACGTAATAAAACAATTCTCTTCATAAAGGGACGCCTCGTGCATACAACGCACGGCCCAATGTAACGAGCGATCAAGACGACAACCAATACACTGACCACAAGGCAAACGAATAGCCTCGCCCGGAGGGCGAAACTTAATCAACACCTTACCGGAACGGCCATCCGCACGAGCAAACGCACTCAGCGGATGAAAACAAGCCATTTAAAGACGAATACCGCCCCTCATCGGGCGGCCGCCTAAATTCTTCTTATGAGTACGACTACCTGTACGCGAAAAAAGCTTACGCGACTTCCGCTTATTCATCTTACGCCGATACGCCATCTCAATCTCCTTAAAAAACG